ATATTGTTTAGTCATCGCTTTAACTATTTGATATTCTTTTTTACCATTCTCAATATGAAAATTTAGATAAGCAGTCATAGGCCAATTTTTTCTATTGGCATTCATAATGGCAACATCGAATTCATTTTCGAATTTACCTCTTATGTATCTAACTGGCTTACCCAGTTCCTTACGAGCTTGTAAGGTATGTTGACCATCAACAACCTCATCATTCTCGTTGATAAAGATGGGAAGATCAAGATCTTTTCTCCTCATTTCCCGTATCAAACGTTGCACGTGTCCTTTATCAATTGCACGATTTCCTTTAACAGATCGGAACATACTATAATCACGGGTAATGTGAATTACATTGCTATCCTTCTGTTTTTTTGGTTTAGACATTATATATCCTCACTTAAGTTAATTGCATCAATTTCATCGTGGACTAAATCAGAAGCTGTCCAAACATTTATTGGATAAACAGCCTGACCATCTAATACCAATGGAACTTTTGCAAGTTTATTTATTTGATCTTTAAAATGGAAATCCGATGCTTCCATCGGTTGACCATCTATTGTAACAGATCGAGTTTCAGAAAGTATTTGGTCCATTCCTTTAACCCAATCATTAAATGCCTCAGACTTACATTTCATAATATACTCCTGCGGCTTTTAATTCTAATAGTATCTTTTTCATCTTACACATGATAACCTCTTTTTAGTTTACTTTTAATAATATAAACATTAAAATGGGATTTGCAAGAAAAAAATGCAAAAAAATATTATAGGATAATATGAGACTATGACCAAATATTTATTGATTATGTACATGTGTAGTATGTTAAGTGGCCAGTGTCCGTCATCTCATGTCACTGGATATTCATTTGATACTCATGCAGCATGTGTTGAATATGGCTATAGAGTGGCACATGGCACCTTTAAATCATTAGAAGAGGTTGAGGAAATGGAGCAAGAATACATAGAAAATAGTAGAATTGTGGTCAGATTTGATTGTAAGCCCGTAAATGTGCCAAAAGAAATAGTCCCACCACCTAAACCAAAAGTATCAACATAGTTGACCTTTCCGCCTAAATTGATATATAATAATGCATGAAACTATATCGTGTCCAAGCTAAATATAAGGGGATACTAGTTGATGAGACACTAGAGGCTGAAAACGATGTAGAGGCTCTTGACACATTTAAATCGAAAGTTGAGTCAGGAGACTACAACGAAAAAGATGGGGGAGGTTTTTTAAATCCAGATCGTCTTTTTATAACTTTCGAGGAGGTTGAACGAGATGCAACTACAAAAGTTAATATCGGAAAAACTTCAATTGGAGTCCAAGTGGGCCAGTCAGGCGTTAACGCAGGGCCGAGTGACTACTGATATGAAATGGATCGATATCAAGATCAAAAGTCTTAGAAAAAAGATTAATGATCAAAGCGTGGAAGACGCTAAAAAAGGTCTATTCGACATAGCTAGTTAAACTAGCAAAATTTTTTAAACTTTTATCTCAGGGGACTTGTCTGCTCTAAAAACTCAAAACCCATTAAATCCCAGAAAGCTGCGAATTGTCGCACCAATTATTAAACACCCTAAATCATCAACGCTCTAGAATTCAATAAAAATTTTTTTTCATCAAAAAGTGAAAAACCAAAAATGTTATAATAGGAGATAAAAAGTTTTTTAATAAATTTTTTATTAGTGATGTGACAGCTCACTTAGTTATTAAACATCGTGAATATGATCCGGCTCAACTAAAGGAGTGACTATGAGTGAAAAAACACTTAACCAACAATTAACTAAGTTAGACTCAATGATGGCAACGTTAGATGTCAAATACAATACGATAAAAAAATATCAGGATTGTAATTCTACATTGCCAAAAGATTTACCTTACATAACTAAAGTCGAAGCCCAAAGAGCTTACAGACTTTTAGTTAGAAAATTCGGAAGAAAACAAGTTCCGGGGTATAAAGGTTATGGATCTCAAAAAGATCGAACTTGGATAAACAGAAAAATGTCAGTAAGAGAAATAAGACCATTAAAATTAATTAATGGATCTTATAAAAGATTTAAATCTTATGAGACATGGACTAGAAAATGTTGGATATGTCTTTCTGGAAATCCTTCACTATTACATAATGGTTGGAGAAGATTAATCCATGACGTATCTCACATGGTTCATAAATGGTTAAGACCAAATATGAATCATCATTGTTTCCAACAAGCTCAATTAGAATTGGACATGATAAAATATGTTCAATTCAAAGGTTGGCTCAATGGTACTTTGAAAAAAAAGGTTATTGTTCTTACACCTGAAGATAAAAAGCTTAAAAAGATAAAACATCTTGAAGCTTTAGTAAAAAAGTGGGAGCGAAAAAGTAAAACAACTTTAACTTATTTAAGAAAATACAAAACTAAGTTAAAGAGATTAACTAAATAATAATTGCCGGATCATGTTCACAAACTATTCTTTTGCTTCACCCCAACTTTTCCCCATAGCAACATCAACACTAAAAGGCACTTTGAGATTTTCTATAGCTGTTTCCATTTTTTGTTTTATCGGTTTTATATCTTCTTCTGAATTTACGGAAAAACATAATTCATCGTGTATTTGTAGCATTGGTTTATATCCTGCTTTGTAACAATCTATCATGGCTTGCTTAGTTTGGTCTGCCGCTGATCCTTGTATCAATCTATTCAAAGCTTTATAAGTAAAAGCTCTTCTGATATTATTTCCATAAATTGCCTTAGCCTCCTCATATTGCATGGCTTTATTCATTCCGAAGGTAGCAGGCTCCCACATGTCAAATCGGCATTTACGCCCCCTTATTGTCCGAATAAACCCATACTTTGAGGCACTATTAGTCACCTCATTAGCTAATTTTTTAACAAATGGCACCCTATCATTATATTTAATTAAAAGTCTTTCAGCATTATCTTTATCTATACCTAACTCTTTTGATAATTTTGCCTTTCCCATACCATAAAACAATCCTAAATTAATTGTCTTAGCTTGAGTTCTAGAGATGCCGGCCATGTCCGCCACTAATTGATGGAAATCTGCTTCCTCGTTTTGGTAAGATTTTATAAAATCATCTGCTCCAGTAAAATTTGCATTTACCGAGGCGGCATAGTGGGCAACCAATCTAGGCTCTTGTTGTGAATAATCAAAACTACCCCATTGTCTTCCCTCTTCAGGTAAAAACAAACTTCTAATTTTATCTCCAAACTCTTTATTTCGTGCAGGTATCTGTTGAAGATTAGGATTAGAATAAGATAATCTTCCCGAAACCGTCCCCCCTTGATCAGATCTTAATTGATTTATCTCCGAATGTATTCTGCCCTTATAAACATATCTTTGTATTGAGTCTATAAATGTTGAATGAAATTTATTTATTTCTCTAGCTTGTCTAACTAATTGCGCTATTGGGTTATTACAATTAACTAACCAGTTTTGGGTAAAACTGGGTTCATCGCTTTTCGGTGTCCGTGGGTAATCAACACCTAACCTATCAAAAACTTGCGCTACAGATCTAGCCGCCCATATATCAACATCAATTGTTGTTTCTTTTTTTATTTTACCTAATAATTCTGTTTCTTTTATTTTAAATTCTTTTTTTAATTGTGAAGCTTTCTCTTCATCTATTCTTATTCCTGTTCTTCTCATGTCAATGAGAATAGGTAATAATTCCATTTCCATATCCCAAACATCGTTCAAACTTTGTTTTGTGATCTCAGATTTTAAGCGTTGCCAAAGGCGTAGGGTTAACCCTGCATCTTGCTCTGCATAGAAGCCTACGTAGCCCGCAGGCAGTCTCCACAACTCACCTTTTGCATCAATTCCCCATTCTTTAGCTTTTTCGTTTAAAAACGTTTCATTCTTAATTTCGCCTAAATAATCTTTTGCACAAGAATTTAAACTAAAACTGAATCTATTTTCATTAACGATTGCGGCTGCGATCATGGTATCTACTATGTTACCATTTATTTCAAAACCATTTACCAACAACCACCCAACATCATAACTGGCATTATGAAAAATTTTTGTTGCAGGAGTTTTTAAAACATCTTGCATCCACGCTGTGGTAATACCAACATCCATATTACCTCCCGCATCATGTTGAATTGGAAAATACCATTGTTGGTCAAAAGCCGCTACGGCAAAACCAACTATTCCCCCATCAAATGTGGCCCAACCTGCACCCTTAGTTTTAATATTTGGATCTTTGGTTTCTATATCAATTGCAATTTCTTTTGCTTGAGATAAATCTGGATACTCACTTGGACAAGTCCAATCACTATCGTTATAAATAAAATTAAGTTGATGAGTCATTTAGAATTTGTAGTCAGCATGTGCCTTACAATTGTTGTATATGGATTTAGATCTATATCTTTTGCGCACCCAGTCAGGGTCATAACAATACCAACTATAAATATAAAACGGATCATATTTCATCTAATATTTCTAATAATAATATAAATAATTGCTAAACCAATCATTAAACAAACTAAGTTGTAAAGAAACATACCTAATCCAAATCCTGTAGTAATCATTTTCTTTTTTTGTCCTTTAATTTTTTTATTTCTAAATCACAATAATGTTTTATTTTTTCTAAATCTTCTATTCCATTTTTATGTTTATATCTACAAACGTATTTTATTACGTTGCCTTGAAAGAACGTTAGTTCATTTTTTGATATAAATTCAAAAGGTTGAATGGTAAAAAATTTATAGTGAGACCCTCCGATTTGTTTATCTTGAGGAAAAACATCATCAAACATATCTTTATCTGTCATAATTTAAACTCTTGTAGTATTCTTATTTTTTCTTCGGCTTGTGCTATTTTATCAACTAATTTATCAGCTTCTTCTATGTGTTGTGGATGTTCTCCTATACCCACTGGTTTTTCTAAATAAATCTTTAAAGTTGCCTCTGCTTCCGATATTTGAGCATTATATTTATCTTCTAATGCTTGTAGTATTGCTCTTCTAAGCTCTTCCATAATTTGCCTCGTAAGTTTTGTAATATTTTCCTAACGGAAAATTATATTGATGATAAGTTCCTAAAAGATGTAAAGTGCCTTTTGATCTGGTTGCCCCGGTATACCAAACTCTAAGTTCTTTGGCTTTCTCCTTACTATTCTTTTTTTCAAAATGAGAAGGAAAATTACATTTGCTAGAAAGAACTACATTATCAGCTTCTCCACCTTTAACCTGATGTATGGTATCAATAATTATTTTAGGTGGTTGTGATAAATCAATCTTTTCCCGCATAAGTTTTTTAAAATATTGCTTATCCCTATCTTTAAATTTTCTTTTAAAAATATCAAGCCAATTTCCTTTCTCTTCTCGCATACCGCATCTTAGATGTAATTCATCAAAATTAAACACTTGATTTGGGTGAGCAAAACTCCATCTTTTGCTATCTTGAGATCTAAAACCATGGTCTATATTTAGAAGATATTGATACATAATACAGGCCTCTTCTCTATTTAATGATCCGCCCTCACAAATTTTCTCCCAGTATTGAATAGCTTGATATTGATTTACCTCAAAAGATTTATTGCCTTTAACATCTTGATAGTACAAAGACAATTCTTTTGCCTCTTGTTGTAATTCTCTTTTTACATCATTTATTCTAGCTAATACTAACCAACTACCTTCTAAATCCCAAGGTACTTTTTTTAAGTTATTCCAATAAAATATGTCGCCCTCTTTTTGGTTTGAGTAAAACTCTTTTTCTATTCGATTATCTTTCATACCTAAAAGTAAACATTTAGAAAAAAAATGCACTTGTTTATTTAATCTTACAGATTTTTTTAATATAATATTACGCCCTGGAAATGTTTGAAAATGTTCGACATCTGCACCATTCCATTCATAAATTGCTTGATCATCATCTCCTGCTATATAAACTCGCCATACATTTTTAGCTAACTTAACAACCATGTCCCATTGCAGAGGGGTAAGATCTTGAGCTTCATCGACCATTAAAATTTTAATTGGTAGACCGCCCCCATCAGATACAAACTTTTCTACCATATCAGTAAAGTCTAATCGATCCGGTGTCCGTTGTCCGTTCTCCATTTCCATTGTTTTAAACTGCTCGTACCCTGCTACAATTGATTTAAACTGCTGTAATCTAACACCTTTTCTTGTTTGTTTTTTATATAACCAGACAGGATCAACTTTCATATTTCTAGCTCGATCATAAAGTTGTAAAGACCAATTGTTATAAACCTTTTGATCATCCCAGCTTTCTTTAAAATTAATTTTAATTGTGCCATATTCAGTGTGAAAGTTTAATAAATCAACTTTAGGATCTAAAACTGGTATCTCAGCAAATTGTTGTCTCGCTAAACTATGTAAAGTTCTAAAATATTTAAACCGATCCTCATCTATATCTTTAAATTTTTTTCTAATACGACTAACACATTCATCAACAGCTTTATTAGTAAATGAGATGTAACAAATTTCTTCTGGTTCAAAACCTTTTCTCAAATACATTTGTACTCTTTTTAATAAATTTTCTGTCTTGCCAGTTCCGGGAGGACCAAAAATTTTAATTGTCTTCCCATGCAGCTTTTTTCTTAGTGAACTTGACATCTTTATTCTTATGCTCCGTTTGTTTTGGTAGATTAACAACCCAGTGTCTAGTGTCAATGTTTTGAAACTTCTTTTTAGGTTGCGCTCCACCTTGTTCTAAAAATCTTGTACAATCTCTTTCAGACCAGTTGTAGCCCATTTTTTTCATAAATTTTCTAAACGTTTCTAATTTGAAACGCATTTCGACCTTATCAATCCAAATATTTCCAGAATCAATTTGATCAAACTCAGTAGTATCCTCAGTATCTTCTAAAAATTGTGAGAGTCTAGAATTAAATACATCTTCTCTTTCTTCATGTGCATCAAATCCTTCCATATCTTGTTTGTTGGCCATAAGCTCTTCTAACCAATCTTTGTAAGGGTCTGGATCTCTTTTTGATGGTTTTAGACTACGCCAAACAATGTCATAATTTAAAAGTTGTTCACCCAACAATTGTTGTTGATATAATTGTTTAGTTGATAATCGAATTGATTTACCTTGTATAGGTAATATCCAATAAGGTTCTGGATAAGAATTTACTTTT